AACTTCTCCGAGAACGCTATATCCTCCAGTGATTTGATCGTTGAGAGTTTTGACAGCCCTGCCAATTTCATTTACAGGATACACTCGCTGATTAGCATTTCGAATTCCACCTTGGATAATAATACCTTTTAAATAAAGGTCTTTACCTTCAGTGGAAGATTCGACTACCATCTTCGCCTGGTCAAATGTCAAGTTCTCTTGTAGCTGTATCATTCAGTCTTCCTTAACTTACTTGCTGCCGATAAGCGATGACTTGTCAGCTGCTGCTTCTGGCTTGCCTTTTTTCTCTGCACCGTGGCCTGGAGCTGCTTTTAAAGATTTAGAAGCTTTTCCGCCTGGTACATTTACATTGCCGCCGTCTTGGTCTTTAGCGTTCATATCGCCTAGACCAGCATGCTCGCCACCTGACTCTTCAGTACCTTGTACTAAGTTGCCTGCTGTGCCGCCCATGTTATTTGAGCCTGCAACTGAACTTTTAGTGTTTGCTCCGTTGTCGCCCATTTTAGCTGATACTTTTTCTACGTATTCACGCATTTGCTCACCAGCTGATAAAGGTGTAATTGTTGCCTGGAAAGGCTCTTCGCCTGCAGACTCTTCAGTTTCGTCGTCCATACCTAAATCTGGCATGCCCGCATCATCTTCTTCGCCGCCTTCAGCATCGTCGTCAGCTTCTTCGCCGTCGTCTTCGCCTTCGTCACCTGACATCATTTTTTCAAATTCTGCTTTTAGGTCGTCTAGTGCGTCTTCTAAGTCTTCAACACGATCTTCAACATCACCTTCTGGTGCGTCATCATCGTCGTCGTCACTATCGCCGTCTAGATCTTTTTCTAATTCGTCAGTTGCATCGCCGCCTACATCCATTGGATCAGCTTCGACTTCAAACTCGTCTAAGTCAAAGTTTTCTTTAACTTCTTCGTCGTCGTCTTCTTCAACTTCTTCATCGGAAGCTTCATCAACTGCGTCATCTTTATCTTCGTCATCATCTTTAGAAGCTTCTTCAACTTCTTCGTCTGATGCTTCATCAACATCTTTGTCGTCTTCTAAAAGACCTTCATAGATATCTCTGGATTTTTCTACCACAATCTCGTGGAATAATTTTTCTGCTGCTTCCTTGTCTTCATTGACAAGCAATTCTAGCATATGTTCAAATTTATTGCGATCTGCCATTTTTACTCTCCTATTAAATGTATTGTACATACCGATTGGGTATGGGCTGTCATAATATATTTACTCTATTCACAGAAAAGCACGTAGTTATAGGCTCAAAACGAACCATTTCAATATTTTGTCAGATATTAAAGGAATTTTTAAAATCCTTAACATACATATTCTCGATATTTTCTAGTTTCAATAACTCCGGAGGAGTAATAAAACTGTCTCCTACTACTCTTATATATCTCTTTTCTGGATTATTCTGGCAAGTAATTATGGTCTGCTTGAGCCAATTGCCATAATACGTTGCTTTTTCTGTTGGTGCCTTATAGTTTTGTGTGCCTGCGTAAATATTATTTACTAATGTACCTGTTCCTTCGTAATCAAATCCTAAAATATAGATAGTATCATATTTTGTTGTATCAGATGCTAACCATAGTGCAGTAGGGCCACTACTCCAACCTTTTGATGGTTGAAAGAAGTTAAATCCTGTCATTTCATTGTATGCACGATTAGGATTAGTCCATGTAGGAACACGATGTTGTATTCCTGCCTTGTTAATTTCAAGAACCATTTTTGTATCAACTGCTACAAGATGATCAGGCATAAAATCCCTGTATACAGCATTACATCCGTATATTTCACCTAATGGTCGTAAACTTTCTAAGCTTATTGGATTTCTACTTGTACCATTGCCAATTACAAATGCAATGTTATGTTGATTAGTTACAGTCTTAACTGTCTCTACAGTAGTTTGTTTTGTTGTGTTAGGGTTCTTGTTTAGATTTTTGCGGACTTTACGCTGTGCTTTAGTTTCACCAGGAATATATTTTTTCATTCATCTCTTTATACAGCTTCTGCGTTAGCTGCAATACCATACATTTGCTTAACGAACTCAAGTTCTTTTTGCTTTTCCTCTGTATGTAGTTCAGATGATTTACGTAACCTGTTAATTTGAAACAGTTTTAAACGAGTCTTACGTGTGTCGCTCTTTTTCATAGGTGAATCGTCATACTCCGGCTCGTAGCGTTTATCGTCTACTGCCTCAACAGACTCTTTATCAAAATAAAATAATTCTCGTAGTATCATACTGTTATTTATACCGTTTGGTCCGTTGCCGGTGCCGCACCTAATTCAGCGCCTGTAACTGTATCCGGTGATGCACCTTCGCCACCGTCTACTGGCATTTCGCCATCGCCTTCAACTTCGTCTTCCATGCCGCCAAGATCGCCACCAATTGTTGATGGACTAATACCAGCATCTCTCATTTCAGTTGATGCTTCACCTGGAATAGGCTCTAAGTTCTCTTCATTTTCTTCTCGCCACATACGTTCATTCTCTGCAACTTCCTCGTCACTCATACCTAAGAAACGTTTAAGTGCAAATCTATTTGACATGTAAGGAATAGCTGCCATTTGTGTGTATGTTGGTACACGAGCATTATCAATCTCAGCCTGTCTATAGCTTGCAAAGTTCTGTGGTGGTTGGAATTTAAGATCAAACATTGCTGTGTCGATATTAATTCCTCTTTCAAGGATATATCGTTTAAACTCTTGATCAAACTCTTCAACAACTAAGTTTTGTAGTCTTTCACAATATGTATTAAATCTTAATTCTTGTATATAGGCTGTTCCGACTCTTCCATCATTGTATTGAGCAGCACTGTCGTCAGCCCCGGTTGGTAGATAGCTGCTAGGGATTCGTAAACCACGTACGAGCTTATTAGTAAAATATCTAAGGTCATCAATTTCTCCAAGGTTAGTACCGCCTGGTAATGTTTCAACTTTTGATCCACGCCCTTCAGCAGTTTGTGGAAAGAAGTAATCTTCGTTGATTGACAAAGGATTGTATGAACTGTCTATGACATTAGTTCCGCCCCCAGTCTGCGATGGAATTCGTCTTTGATGAATTTCCGTCTTAACACGCTCTACAAATTGCATAGCAAGATGAGATGGCATATTACCCACATCAACATAGAATACTCTTCTTTCTGGAGCACGTTGTACTCTGTAAATAATAATAGCATCTTCAAGCAATTCTTTTTGCTTGTACACTTTGAAGATAGTTTCAAGTAAGCTATTACCAAATGGATAGTTGTTGTCTAATCCTTCTGATAAACTTAAATGCACTACATCTTTTGCATCTACTGTCATCTCACCATCGTCAGTAGTAAATCTACTTCCGCTAGCTGATGCATTTGGCTGTCCTACTTGTCCACGGCCGCCGGTTAGTGTGCTTCCTGGATTAGTTCCTGCATTTCCAATGTTTCCGTTTGTGTTATACGGAGTAGTAGCAATACCGTCTTTAAAATTAAAGTTTACATTCTTAATAACATACTGCTCAGGAGTTTTGCCTTCGCTTTCGTTTACAATAATACGTGTTACGTTTGCTGGATCAACATGAAACCAGCGTTTAGTTTCTGGATCTCTTACAAAAAACTGATCTCCATATTTAAATACGTTACGAAGTATTCTAAAAATCTTTGTTTCAAAGTGTTGTAGTTTATTCCATTGCTGTAAGTACTGTCCGATAATGTTTATTTCACTGTTGGTTGCTTTATTTTTATATTCAACAAGGAAAGGTGTATTGTTAGACTTATTTTTCTGCGAACAAAACTCAGCAAGAATATCTAGTGCAGCATTAACTTCACTGTCTTGGTCCATAGTGTTATATTGACTATAACGCTCAACTCTGTTTGGACTGCCGACATATACATCTGGCAAGTAGCTAGAATAATTTGTTTTTGCAGGGCCTGCAAGGTTGCCACTGTTACGAGCAGTGAATGGGCTGTAACTACCGTTTTGATTATCGCCTGTTGGAACAGGTGTAAAGTATTTTTTCCAGCTCATCTTTTATTTTTCTCCGTACTATACTTCATCAGCAAGTTTCTTAGTAAACTTTCGAGTATCCTTTGCATCAGAACTCAGTTCTAACAAAATAGTCTGTATGTTTGTCATCGTAGTATTTAACTGATCTGAGCTTTCTCCGGCCGCCTTGCTGGCAGCTCTGCCAGCACGAGTGTTAGCAAGTTTGTTTGACTTAGCCATTTCATCGTTTAATTTTTTAAATTCATCCTTTAGTTCTACAATAGAATCTTTATAATCGTCAGCTGCATCAGCATCTAATGCAGATTTTAATGTTTTTAAGCTTGATTCTAGTCCAGGAGCAGATCCAAGACTTGCTAATGCTACGCCTACAGCTTTTATTCCGTCTGGGTTAGTCTCGCCTAAGTCTTGCATTCTACTAGCAAAGTGCTTGTGTAAGGTTATTTCTCCCATTCCAGTTGGAAGTGAAGACATTGCGTTACCAAACGATACCATAGCTTCTGCATTTATTTTAACCTTTGCAGAGTTAAGATCCATATCACCAAAATCTTTTACTTGATCAAACGGAGTGTCTGCGCCAAAGAAGCCAGCAATAGCTTTACCAAAAGATGCAAACGCTCCATCACCTGGCATCTTACTAGGCATTGCTGACATTGCTGTTCCAAATGCTATCATAGATTCTGCATTTGACTTAACTGCAACACCGTCAATAGCTACTGCTGCAAACTTGACAAGTTGATCTATTGGACTATTTGCCATTAAGGTGTTTATCGCACCGCCGATAGCTCCTGAAATAGTTTGGTCAATAGTTACTGCACCGCTCATTGCTGTATTAAACGCTATCATAGCGCCAGCGTTAGTAGCAACTTGGACTGAATTAATTTTAGTGTCACCAAATAGTTTTAATTGCTCTACTGGATTAGTGGCGCCAAAGAATCCTGCAATTGCATTACCAATTGCTGATGATACACCTTCTGGAGGTTTTGTAGCAGTAGCCATTGCTGTACTAAATGCTATCATCGCAGCTGCATTTAATTCAACTTTCTTAGTATCAATTACTGCTTCGCCAAACTTCTTTAACTGATTTACTGGATCTGTTGCTCCAAAGAATCCTGCAATACCACCGGCAATTGCACCGGCAATATCTGAAAGTCCTGCATTAGACGCACTAGACGCTGCTGACATAGCAGTACTAAATGCTGTTAGTGCTTCTGCATTTGTTTTAACCTTTGCTCCATCAATATTAGCATTAGAGAACTTTTCCATTTTAGTTAATGGATCGTCTCCACCAAACAATCCAACAATGCCTTGAGTTATTCCACCTACTAAACTTCCTAGTCCGCTAATTGCTGACCCTGCACCAAATGCAGCCATACCAAGAGCAATTGCTCCCATGCCTTTTCCTGCTGATATTAATTTAGCACCGTCTAATTGTTCAAAAGACTGCATGCCGTCTGCCATAGTAGGCAATGATTTACCAACCATCCAAACAGCGCCTGCAATTGCGCCACCTATTAATACTATTGCTGCACCTAATGCCGCTGCACCTAATACAACTGCTGGATTAGCAAATGCTGAAATACCTCCTGCTAGACCTTTTAGTATGCCGCCAAGGCCTTTACCTATTCCTTTACCGATGCCACCAATGCTTTTTCCAAGGCCACCACCGCCACCAGCTTTGCCGCTGGCGCCACCGCCACCACCGCCGCCCATAGGAAGACTTTTACCTGATGTTGCAGGATTGCCTCCAAAGCCTAATGATTTGCCAATACCGCCAAGTGATTTTGACAGGGCATTTTTAACTAACTTGGCTGCAAACAATGCTCCAACTGCAATTACAAGTCCTTTAATTACTGTTCCGCTTGAAAACATTGAGCTGAATATATCGCCAAGCATATCTTTTAATCCACCAATTGCTTTATCCCAAACAGCTTTTAGTCCGCCTTCTTTAAAGACAGCCATCCATTCGCCAATAGTAGTTTTAATAACTTTTGCAATATCTTGAATACTTTCTTTCATTTCTGGTGAAGCAAACAGATCTCCAAGTTCGCCCAGTGCTGTGCCAAGCATTTCAAATAATCCACTATCCATAAGTGCTGTTTGAATAGTGCCGCGTAATCCCTTAATAGAGTCTTCAAACGTAGTCATAGACTTTGTTGTTGCGTCTGCTTTCTTTTGATCTTGTTTAGCTGCCTTGAGGTTCATTCCTCCTAATTCGTTCAACTGAACAGCAGCATCTAATGCAGCGGCTACCTCAGGTTGTGACTGTCTTATGCTTTCAATAAATGCTCTTCTAGATTGTGCATCTGCAATTTTATCACCAGTGTCAATCATAGCAAATTTTTCTAAGGAGCCACCAGCAACCTTAAACGCATCTAGTAAGACTTGCGGATCAGCACCTTGTCCTATTTGTTTTAAAGCTTCTTGAACTGCTGGACCGCCGTCGCCTAATGCCGCTAAAAACTTACCGGTTGCTTCGTGGTTCATGGTGCCGTCTATCATGTCTTTCATTGCATCACCTGCAACGCCGCCGACTTTGTCAAGTAGTCCCATACTGATTTGAAGATTTTTACCGCCTTCACTTAAAGTGCCGTCAGCATTTCTAAATGCATTTAGCATTCCCCGTAGTCCTGCTTCAGTAGCTTGCGATGCTAATGAAGCTTCTGCTTCTTTCCGGGTCATGCCTGTTACTCTTGCAAGCATATCAATTTGTTTTAAATAATCAGCTGATCCTGCAGCTAGTTCTGCATTAGTTTTACCTTCAAGTGTACCTAAGTTTCTCTGCAATTGAATATAGTCTGCCATACCTTCGTTAACTTCAGTAACAGTAAAACCTAAATTCTTTAAAGATGAAAAGTCTCCCGACTTCTTTATATTCTCATTCATCCTTTTAAAACGTTCTTGTCCTTGCCCTACTGTTCCGCCTAGCATCCTTAACGCTTCTGAGTTTCCTACAATAAAGGAACTATACTCATCCATGTTCATTTCCATAGCCGCAGCAGCTTTTCTTACACCTGTTATACTATTTCCTAAGTTACCACCTACACTAGATAGCTGTCTATAAGATTCAACACTATTATCAATTAATCCAGCAAGAGGTGCAAGAGCAGAACCAAGTAACGGAATGTGTTTAGTAAAGTCGCCAACGTTGTCGCCACCTTGTAGTAACTCGTTGCCTATTCCTTTAAGTGCGCCTGCAACTTGAGACAATGCTCCTAAAGTTGCACCCATAGCTGCTCTAGAAAATTTATTTAAGCTTGTTGTAGCTTTACCAGTAGATTTGCCAAACTTGTTTAAACCTGTTCTAGTATCATCAAATGTAGTAATGCCGCTTTTAACTGCTTCATTATGTAGCTTCTGTAATTTAGCAGCTTCAGCCTTCGGATCAACGCCAGATTTCTTTGCCCACGCTTCAATCGTGCTGACAAGCCTTAATAGAGTAACTTCACTAGCTACACCATCACCGCCTACATTACTAATTTCTGTTTGTTCTGCCACGTTCTATCATCCAAGTTAACTACGTATATAAATAATTGAGATAAGTATTTACATATTGTATTTATACGGAGAAATGTTATGGCAGATTCGAACCAGACTTCAATGGAAGCAAACCCATTAAAAAAATACTTTAGGCAACCTAAAGTATATATTACTTTACCTAGTAAAGGTAAATTCTACACAGATGGTACACTTAACCTGCCAGAGAATGGCGAATTACCAGTGTACGCAATGACAGCAAGAGATGAACTTACTATGAAGACTCCAGATGCTTTGCTTAATGGGCAAGCTACTGTTGAAATGATTAAAAGTTGCATTCCAAGCATTGTTGATCCTTGGCAAATGCCTAGTATTGATTTAGATGCTTCATTAATTGCTATACGTATTGCAACTTACGGTGACGACATGGAGATTACTACTAAAGAGCCTGGCACAGGCGAAGATAAAACTTTTGGAGTAGATTTACGTCAAATGCTTAACAAGCTAGTAACTGTTGAATACGAAAACGTTGTTGCTATTAACGATATGCAAGTTACTATTAGACCATTAAGCTATAGAGAATTTACCGATAGTAGTTTAAAAACGTTTGAAGAGCAACGTATCTTTGCGTTAGTTAATGACGAAACAATGCCCGATGAAGAAAAATTAGGCAAGTTTAATCAAAGCTTTAAGAAACTTACAGATCTTACAATTACAGTTCTTGCTAAAAGTATTCATTCAATTCAGATTGGCGATACTACTGTTAGTGATAGAGAACACATTGACGAATTTATTAAAAATACTGACAAAGAGTTTTTTAAGTTTATTACCGATCATCTTGATATTCAAAGAGCTAAGTTTAGTCTTGAACCTATCCAAGTTAAATCTTCCAAAGAAGATATTGAAGCAGGTGCTCCTGCTGAGTGGGAAATTCCAATCACCTTTGATCAATCAAATTTTTTCGCATAAGGATCCTAGCCTGGTCGGTAGCTGAGATCCTAGAAGAAGTTAAACATATGGAAAACCAACAAAAAGAGATTAGATCAGAAGTTATGAAACTTTGTTGGTATATGCGTGGAGGTATGACTCTTGATGAAGGCTTTGCTACATGTCATGATGATAGATCATTAATGAGTGACATTGTTAAAGAAAATTTAGAAACAACTAAAACAAGCGGTCTCCCATTCTTCTAACGCATAACTGCGTCTAATTCAGCAATCAACGAATCAATTTCAGTATCTATACTTGCGGAAACTTTCTTACGCCTAGCTGCAACATTAGCTGCTTGAGTAGGCGCTCCGGGTGCTTTAGCTTTAGCTACAGGAGCTTTAGCAGGTGCTGCAGGAGCTTTAGCTGTAAGTTGAGCTATCACTAGTGCTACTACTTGTGGACCTGCTTGTTTAATTTCGCCTGCCAATGTTTTTAAGTCTATAGCTGTTGTTGTTCCTGGGTCACCAGCAGTTGCAGGTTGTCCAGCACCAGCGGGTTTCATTGGCTGACCAGTTGCATCATCTTTACCGTCTTGGTCAGTGTCTGCTTGCGGCGGTGCTGTATCTTTGGCAGCTCCATCCTTAGCAGGATTTCCTAATTCTTGTGCAATAGCTTTAGTTGCCATCTTCTTTGAAGTATTGTTTTGCCACTGGGCACCTAACCAAGTATATTCTTGACCATCACTAGCTTTAGCTACTTTACCTGCGTCTGCACCTGGGGCTTTTGCTTTCATTGGCTCACCGGTTGCATCATCTTTACCATCTTTATCGGTATCTGCTTGAGGTACAACTTTGCCAGTTGCTTTCATTGGCTCACCGGTTGCATCATCTTTACCATCTTTATCGGTATCTGCTTGAGCAGGATCTGCACTAGTTGCCGCACTAGGTGTTAATTCAATTTTGTTTGCTTGTCCAACTGCTGAAATTTGATCATCGTCCATGCCTGCGTCTTGCATTATGTTCATGATCGAACCAGTGTCCATTGGCTCTCCAGCTTTTTTCCAAGCTTTTTGTAATTTATTAGCAGTTACTTTGTTGCCTAAGTCTTTACCAACTTGTTTAACTGCGCCTGTAGCGGAAGCTGCTGCATCTTTTGCTTTACCTGCTAAGGCTCCTGCGCCACGCTTTAGTTTTGCACCAAATGTGTTTGGATTGTCTAAACCTAATTCACCTTGCTCAGGATCAGCTTCAGCAAGATACAAATCTAATCTTGCTGTCATTTCTTCAATAGACTCTGTACCTTTAGGGTTTTCGCCACCTTTAAGATCTAATTCGCCTTGCTCAGGTTCAACTTCTTTACCGTCAACTTTCATTTCACCTTTAGCATCATCACCTGATGCTTGCAATGAACCTTGTGCAGTTGCGGCCATAACCTCTGTTGCACCTTTAATCGCTTGTAGTGCAGTGTCGTTAGCTTGTGCTACTGCCGCAGCAACCTCATTTGAAAAAGCTGCATCTTCAATAAACTGCTTATATGCGTCAGTGCTTGTGTTAAATTCTGAAGTCTGTGCCCATAGCTTATCAAAAATATCTATACCGCCAGCATGATCACCTGCGGCTGTTGCTTTACTCATTTCAGCAACCATGCCTGTAATTTCTTCAGCCATACTATCTGGAACAACCATATTAATTATTTGTTGTTCGTGAGTCATGCCCCAACTTGATACTGACTTAGTAAAGTCTAACTTAACTGTAGACACGCCTTCGGCTTTTTCAAACGGAACTGCATCTGCTCTAATGCCTCCAAGCCAATCACCAAGTCCGTTAATAGCCCAACCTGCAATAGCACCATAAGCTGCTGTTTTAACTGAATTACCAATAGCACTTGAAAGGTCTTCACCTTGTAATAAATCTTTTGTTGACCGTAGTATTAAACCTGCGGCTGCACCGCCTGCTGGACCGCCAGCAAATGCTGCAATAGTAGTTAAGATACCAACAGCTAGTGTAGCTTTTCCGGGATTTTCTTTTGCCCAGTCGCTTATTGTTTGTATACCTTGTACAACTTTACTGTCGCTATTTTTAGCACTAATATCTTTCTTAAGTTCAGCAAACTTAGCGTCCATATTTTTAACAGGACCAGATTTTTTAGCCATTGCGCCAAGTTCTTTAATTTTAGCATCAATCTTTTTAGCAAGGTCAACTGGAAGTTTAGCAGCTGCTGCAACGCCTGCACCAGCTTTACCTAATGCATTTTTATTGTTACCTGTGGCCATTGCATTTTCTTCAGCACCTTTAAAGATAGCTAAAATTTGATCTTTAGTAAGTTCTGCTTCAGAAAGTTTTTGGTACTGCTCTAGTAAAGGCCAAAGTTCTGTTTCCCAACGCCCTATGTGCTTCTGTTGACTTTCTGTTAGGTCTTGCCAACCTTCTTTAAGAATTCTGTGTGATTTGTTTTCGTATAGTGCTACTTCATTAATTTTCATTGTAACATTCCTGCCAATTGTTGTTTTTGCTCAGGATTCATTTGCTTTAGTTGAGCTAGTATGTTATCAGGTATTACTGCTTTGCCTTTGCCGGCTGCTCCACCTTTAGCAGGTGCTCCTCCAGCAACTCCGCCTTTACCAGGTGCTCCTGCTGTGCCCGGTACTCCGCCTTTACCAGCTAGTGCTTCTTTGGCAGCTTGCATTAGTACAGCATCAAGTTGTTTCTTTTGTAAAACACCACTAGGAATAGTAGCAGATGTTTTATGTTTTTTAGATTGTAAAAACGCACTTAGCTCTTCGCCAGTTGCTTGGGCCATTTTTTTGCCCTGAGTACCTAGATATGTATTAAACTCTTTGTGTAAGTTATTTGCTGTATCACCTAAGTCAGCTTTGCCAGCCATGTTGCCAGCTTTGGACTTTGCAGCACCACCTGGTATCTTACTTAATATCTTTGCACCAAGTTTATTACCTAGTTGAGATAAGCCACCAGCAGGTACTTCATCAACTTGCTGCGATCTTGATAATTCATTAATCTTCATATCTATTCCTTTAAGCACTATAGTTACTTATATGTATTTATAACATATTTATTTCAAACTTAGGTAAACTATTAATGTATGAGCAAGCTCATACAAGTTTTCGCTAACGCTCAAACTACTTACACTTCGTTATTAATAGTAGTTATTGAATACATTAAAGCATTATCATGTAAATGATAATGTGTTAACTTCATGTAGATTGTTTTTGTCAGACGGAACTATTTCTAGTCCCACCTAATCTTAAAACCTCATGTGAGTCGCACATTCGCCAAGACATTGGAAGTAGGTATTTGTTTATACACAAGTTTGATGGGCTCTGACCTTTCCCAACCTACGTCGACATTATGTTGCTTATAATATACAATGTACATTATATGTAACAATATTCCCCCGCTTCGTTCCTGTTGCTAAGGGGTTTCTACAAACTATATAGTGTTTTTCGACTGCCAACAATTCAATCTATATCAACTAGTGAGCCCAATTTGTTTGGTGGCTTCCACACTCTGGTGTGTCAATCAATATGTACGTGTGCTTCTATACGAGAGCTTTTTCCACAGCGGTATTATAATCTGGCCCGCCAACCTTATGTGTTGGAATGTTTTGCCTGTATGTGATGTTCTAGAAGTGCCTGTTTGAGTTTATCTGATCCACCGACTCTAACATTAATAATACCATTATAGTATTCATCTGTTTCAAGTACACGCCTATCAAACTGTTCTCTTGCCTCTATGTAGGACATTTCGCCCCTACCTTTACATAGGTATAGTATTTCTCTTGTAAACTTATCTTCGCCTAGTGTTTCAACGTCTGCGTTCAGTCTATCACTGGAGCCATAGTATTCTCTCCAGTCACTTTCTTTAGTTCCACGACGTTTATTTTTCTTGCCTTTAAGTGGTGGCTTAGTAG